CAGAGACATTGATCTTCGTGAAGATGTTTCCATTGCTGATGATTCTTCGAGCTTCACGAATTCTACCTTTGCGGCTGCCGGTAGTGTTCAGTCCAGTGGTAAGAACTTCATTGGCAAGGTTTCCAATGCTATTCCCGGCGTTGCGGTTGATATTGGCAAGACCTCTCAGCCGTTGTTTCTCTGGGGCATGGAAGTTTCTTATACCATCCCCGAACTGATGTCCGCACAGCAGTTGGGGCGTCCGGTTGATGCCCAGAAGTATCAGGGTATGCAGTTGAAGTGGCAGATGGATATTGACGAAATGGTTTACATCGGTGACACAGCAATGGGTAAATACGGTCTGCTGAATTCCACCGCTGTTACTACGAGTTTTGTGGCAACGAAGACCGCTGGTGGGACGACCTGGGCAAATAATGCAACGGCTGATGAAATCCTGTTTGACGTGAATGATCTCATTCAGGATTGTTGGGCTGCTGCTGGTTATGCCGTTTGCCCCAGTAAACTTCTGCTCCCGCCCGCACAGTTTGCTTACATTACCTCTCAGAAGGTAAGCACCGCTGGCAATATCAGTATCCTTCAGTTCCTTGAGGACAATTGTATTGCTCTGAAGATCAACGGCAAGAAGCTGGATATTCAGCCCTGCAAATGGCTGGTAGGTCTTGGTGTAGCTGCCGGTTCCCCGTCTGTCGCGACTGATCGTATGGTTGCATACAGTCAGGATAAGAACCGTGTTCGTTACCCGTTGGTTCCGTTGCAGAGGACCCCGTTGGAGTATCGTTCGATTTATCACATCACCACTTACTTCGGTAAGCTGGGTGTTGTGGAGATCGTCTATCCGGAATGCGTCATGTACAGGGACGGCATCTGATTTCAATAAGTTAGGTGCCAATCAAAAAGGAGTTTGTTATGGCTAAGATTAAATTTAATATTCCGGCACAGATTATGAATGCTAGCGGGAAGCGGGAGACATATAAACCCGGCACTTATGATCTTGATGATAAGGTAGTTGATCACTGGTTCATTCAAGGTTTGATTGCTAATGGGGGAGCTGAAATTCTTGAACCAGCAATCAAACCTGAGCCGGTTAAACCGAAGCAACAGGAGTTGCCTTTTACCGCTCCTGTTGCTTCAAAGCCGGTATTGGTTAAAAAGATTGAACCCGACAAACCGGTTATTGTTAATTTGGGAGCAGGAGGTAAGGTTGAGGTTGAAGAAATCAAACCTTCTGCAACCAGAAAGAAGATGGAAGTTGGTGAGTCTATTGCTGCTCCTCCGAAAGAGGAACCTAAAAAGGCTCTTTTAAGAAGAAATAAACGTAGTAAGTAAAGGGAGTAACCAAATGGCTACAGACACTTGTGAATTTAAAAAGGTATTTCCTGAGTTTGCTGATGATAATCAATATCCTCCAGCACAGATTGAATACTGGGGGGGCATAGCAGAGCTTCGTCTAAATGCTGACCGTTGGGGGAATTTGCTTACTCATGGAAAATATCTTTTTGTTGCTCATAATATTGCTTTGTCTGCGCAAGCGGTGGCAGCGGCAAACCAAGGATCAAGTGTTCTTCAGTCAACAGGCTTGATTGCAGGAAAGAGTGTCGGAGACGTTTCAATCAGTTATGATACCGGTGCCTCAAATGAAGAAGGCGGTGGTAATTATAACTTAACTCGATATGGTAGAGAGCTTTTAAGACTGGCAAGGATTGTAGGTATTGGTGGTGCTCAACTGCTTTCTGCCGACACAACGGTTCCTTATCTTGGTGAAACATGGTAACGGTTCAGGTTCAAAGAAAAGTCAATATTGATCTTGATAAGGTCTTGGCTCAATTAAAGAAGAAGGCTGTTTATGTCGGCATTCCGAAAGAGAACAGCGAGAGGCATGATGGAGAAATGACAAATGCTTCTTTATTGATGATCCATTCAAAGGGCAGTCCTTTGCGTAATCTCCCTGCAAGACCGGTCATTGAACCGGCTATTGAGGACCCTGAGAATGCAGCATTGATTTCGAAGGAATTAATTGCCGCAGCAAATAAGGGATTAAATGGCGATCAGGCTGGATTTGTTGCCGGATTAAATGCTGCCGGTTTACAAGCGCAAAATGTTTGCAGGGAGTGGTTTAAGAACCCGAAGAACGGTTGGGAGCCTCTTGCTGAGTCCACTGTCAAAGCAAAGGTGCACAAGGCTCTGAAGGGAGCAGAGCGAAAGAAGGCTATGGCCGGGTATAAGGAGGCCAAGAGTGAAGATGAATTGGTAACTATGCAGTCGTATTTTGGGGTCATTCCTCTTGTGGACACCGGAGAAATGAGAAAAGCGATTACGTACGTGTTGAGGGATGCATGATTAATGTAAGAGAGCTAATTACTGATCCGGATTTTTCACAGAAGTTTACTGTGTATCGGAGTAATGGTTCTTTTGTTGATGGTGTCTGGACGGAAGGAGCTCCGATACAGATTGAGATGGTGGGTGTTGTTACCGTCATGAGTCCCAGAGAGCTTCATCAGTTGCCGGAAGGAGACAGAGTTTCCGGCGGTATGAATTTTCATACCAATCAAGCTTTATATGTTTCCAGAGAAGGAACGTATGAAGGAATCTCCGATAAGATTTACTGGAGAAACAATTACTATAAATTGGCAAGTGTTCTGCCCTATGCTGATTACGGGTATTACAAAGCTTCAGGGGTCAGGACAAAGGGTGCTTAAATGGCCGAAGATATTTATTTGACATTATCTGAACTGCAAAAGATTTTCTATGATCTTTTCGTTTCTATGTTTGATGGGAGTCCTACTGAATGTCAGGTAAGATGGTCTTGGCCTACACAGGGAGCACCTGCATTTGGGATAAGAGATAACATTGCTTTCCTTAAAATATATGATGATGCCAGTACCATGACTGTTCAAAGAGAAGATGTTTATTCTCAAGAAAGTGGTTTACCCAATATGTCCACCGGTTATACCAGAACATTGAGATTGGATTGTATTTTTTATGGTCCTAGTTCATGGGAAAATGCAACAATCATCAGAAACAAAATGTTTTGGCAAGAGCATCATGACACTCTGGCACAGTCCAATATTTATCTGATTCCGAGATTTGACCCTCCGAAAAGAACGCCGGAACTGTGGCAAGGGCAGTGGTATGATAGGTCTGATCTCCGTATGAGTTTTAATGAGTTGGTTGTACTTAATCGTGAAGTTCCCTACATCAAGAAAGTTCCTGTGGGGGTTTATAATAAGGATGGATTACAAATTGACATCGACATTGAATAAAGAGAGGTAAAATATGACGACACGATCCTTGGATAGTATTGTTGACATTCAGGTGTTGGTAAGTCCGCTTGCTGCTGCAAGATCATCGTTTAATCAGACGTTGATTATCGGAGATACCAATGTAATTTCCGTATCAGACAGATTAAAGTTGTATGAAAGTGCGGCAGAAGTATTGGAAGACTTTGCTCTTACCGATCCTGAGTACATTGCTGCGAACATTTATTTCTCCCAGTCACCTGCTCCCGATAAGCTTTGGATTGGCCGCCAGGATTCCGGTTCTGGTGAAACCCTTGTTGAGGCTCTGCAGGCTTGCCGTGAAGCCAGTACAGAGTGGTATATTGCCATTTGTCTTGGAGCAGAGTATGCGGACCATGTTGCCTGTGCGGCATATATTGAAACCGCAACGCCTTCCAGCGTGTATGCATACACTACCAGCGATGCAGATTGTTTGACTGGAACCGCTTCTCCTCCGGACATTTTCACTTATCTGAAATCTCTGGGTTATAGCCGATCAATCGGCCAGTATGCAACGACTCAAACCGCAGTCTATCCCAACAACATTTATGCAATTGTTGCAATTATGGGTTATGCTTGCGGTCAGAATTCTGGTTTGGCCAATTCTGCGTTTACTCTGAAATTCAAACAGGAAACGGGTATTGCGGTTGAACCTTTAACCTCAACGCAGATTAATATAATCGAAGGAAATTATGGTAATTTGTATCTTGACTATGCCGATTATTACACCATTTTTGAACAGGGTAGAATGGCCGATGGAACCTTCTTTGATGAGCGAATTAATCTTGATATGTTCGTTAACAATCTTCAGTTGACGATCATGGATCTTCTCTATCAGAACCCGAAGATTCCGCAGACCGATGCTGGTGTCACCCAGTTGATTCAGGCTTGTAATGAGGCCTGTGATGAAGCTGTTCGTATCGGTTTCTTGGGACCGGGGACATGGACAGGACCGAATATTCTGAATCTGAAAACTGACGATCCACTTCCTGCTGGATATTTGGTGCAGGCCGAGGCATTGTCTACCCAGACACAGGCTGATAGAGAAGCCCGTAAATCGGTTCCTCTCTACATCGCAATTAAAGAATCCGGAGCCGTCCACTCAGTTTTGGTGGGAGTCTACGTCAACCGGTAAGAGGTAATTTAAATGTTTGGTTTGTTTGATCATACAGTTTACAGCTTTTTGGATTTGTCCGGTGTTATTTCT